CCTCTCTGTATGGGGCGGCGAGTTCGAGTTCGATAATTTTGTCGTAAAGCTCCACAAACACCGCGGCGCGAATAACGGCGTAGTTATCAACTACGGAAAGAACCTCACGGACGCAAAGCAAGAGCGGAATATAAGCGATTGCTATACGCATTTTTGCCCTTACGCGATCAAAAAGACCGAAACACGAAACGCCGCGGGTGAGGTTACGGAAACCTCCGAGGAAACGATCACTCTTTCCGGCGGCGTAATAGAACTCGTAAACCCCGAAAATATCGGGCATACGAAAGCCTATACCCTCGATATTTCGGACAAATTCGCCGACGGCGAGGAAATGAACGAAGCGAATCTCCGCGCACACGCGGAGGAATATATCGCCTCTCATAAACTCGGCGTACCAAAGGTAAATATTACGCTTTCCTTTATGCAAATATGGGATAGTCCGGAATATTCAAAAATCGCCGTTTTCGAGCGCGTCGCCCTTTGCGATACGGTAACGGTTCGCTTTTCGGATCTCGGTATCGACGCGGAGGCGAAGGTTATCAAAACCGAATACGATAGCCTCGAGGAGCGGTTTTCAAAAATCGAGGTAGGAGACGCAAAAAGCACTCTCGCGGACACGGTAACGAGCATAGAGGAAAGTATCACCGACACAAAGAAAAGCCTCGCAGAGAGCGAAAATGCCGCCTCCGTAGCGCTTCAAAACGCTATCATAGAGGCGACGAACAAAATTACGGGAAATAGCGGCGGCTACGTCGTTTTATCTCCCGCAAATAACCCTCAAGAAATCCTCATAATGAACACCCCGGACAAAGAGACCGCTACTCGCGTTTGGAGGTGGAATAGCTCCGGTCTCGGTTACTCAAAGAGCGGATATAATGGCGAATACGGGCTCGCTATGACAATGGACGGCGCGATCGTCGCCGATTTCATTACAGCGGGAACCCTTAACGCTATCAATATAACCGGCTGTACCATTACGGGCGGATCCCTCAACATCAACGACCGATTTACCGTTGACGCAGAGGGCAACGTTCGCACCGAGGGCGAAATAATCGCCACGAGCGGAATTATAGGCGGGTGCGAGATCAAGGACGGAAAGCTCGTTATTACCTCGGCAAACATCACCGGAACGCTCACGATCGGGCAACTCCCGGACAGCGTAGCCGAAACGAGCGATATTCCTACGAAGGTCTCGGAACTCTCCAACGATAGCGGGTATCAAAACCGAACCGGCGTCGTTTCGATTATCGACGGCAGAATAACCGCCGATTATGTGGAGGCGCTCGAGATCAGCGTCGGAGCCGCGAATATCACCGGCAAACTTACAGCTTCGCAAATAAACGCGGACGGAATTTCAGCCTCGAATGTTACAATTTCCGGAGCAATAACCGCGACGAGCGGATCAATGGAAAATATGACAATAACCGGAAAACTCACTTTCGGAGGAAATTCGAGTTATTACATCAACGCGAACTATAACGACGGTAGCTATTATATCAATTTGCCGGGCTTTAGAGTGGACGACGCGAGCGGAGCGGTTTTTAGTGGTAAGTTATCAGCCGCAAGCGGATCTTTCTCGGGTACGATTACATCAGCAAGCGCAACAATAACGGGCGGATCGTTAAAGATTGGATCAAATTCTACGTATGTAAATATTGACAGTTCCGGCGTTATCACTATTGATGGAGAGTGGAGTGCTCACGAGGAAAATCAAACTATGCTATTGATGAAATTTCATAGCGTTTTTGGAGATTTGTGCGGCTTATATGTGAGCGGTTATGTTGACGAAGATATGAAATTTACACCAACAAATGTATTCGCAAGACGAATAGGATAATCAAGGAGGATTTTATTATGAACACCAAAACAAAACAGCCCGAGCCGAGTTCTCGCCCCGTTATTCTCGAAATCGAGGAGACAAAAACTCGAATCATTCAAGAGGTAAACGGCGCGATCCGTAAGGGGATCCCTTGTTACCTTTTGAAAGACGCCCTCGAGGGCGTTCTCTCTCAAATTCGAGAGGGAGCGAAAGCCGAACTCGAAGCGGCTCGAGCGCAAGAGGCGGCTCGAGCGGAATCCGAGAAAAAGGAGGAAACCGAATAAATGTCTCTCAAGATCGTAAAAACACTCGCTCTCGATTTTACAAGAGAAGCTCCTCTCGAGTATATCTTTGTAAAGGCGGGCGACAAGGATTCCCGAATCCTCGATATTACTCCGCTTAATAGCGGGCTCGCCTACACGATCCCCGCGGGCGCTAAAGTCGTTTTTGCCGCCAAAAAGCCGGACAAGACCGAGATTCTCAACGACGCCTCGGTAAACACAAAGACCGGGCATATCGAGGTAACGCTCTCCGAGCAAACCCTCGCCGTCGAGGGTATTCTCGTTTGTGAGGTAGGGCTTTACAGCGCCGCCGGCGAGTTCCTCTCTTCACAGCATTTTTATTTGAAAGCGTCTCCCTTCGCTCTTACCGACATCGAAAGCTCGAACGAGTATAATTCTCTCGTTGTAGCGCTTCTCGCCGTTGACGCAAAGGTAAGAGAGGCAGAGGACGAGATCGCCGACACAAAGGCGGCAACGAACGCCGCCAACGCCGCCGCAAAGAGCGCAAACGACGCCGCGGCGCTCGCAAACACAGAAGCCGCCCTCGCCGACGAAAAGGCGACCGAGGCGGATAACGTCAACATTTCCGCAACGGCGACCGAGACCGGAGCGGATATTACCGTAACGGATAGACACGGCGTAAAAACTACGGTACATATCGACACATTGACCGCGGTTAAGACGTGGGAGGACGTGAGAAACGCCGTTCGTCTCGGGATCGCGCCGACGCTCTTCCCGGTGGGCTATGAGTTCAACGTAGAGAGAGCGGGTAGCGGTACAATTACCTTTGTCGTGAGAGGGCATAATCACCACGCCGCCGCAAATAAGAAGCTCTCGCACACAATGACGCTCGAAATGAAGAACGTTTACGGCACCTCGAGCGCTTATAAAGGTCTCGTTTTCGACGCGACAGAGGCGCTTTATTACGCCGAAACAGAGCTCCCGGCGGGAACGTATCACTTTACGCTCCTCTCGGGCTACGACACTACCTACGGAGGCGGTAAAACGCTTTCGTTCACTCTTACGAAGCCCGTCCCGGCGGGAGGCGTAATTATGTTCCCGTGGGCTTACAATACACAGAGCACCGCGACAAAGATCAGCACCTACGCGAGCAACACCGCGACCGCGGCGATCGAGAGCGTTTCCGTAACGGAGGGCGCCTCCGGGACGAGCCTCGGAACCGCCGACGGCAACACCCCGAATATGAACCATTCTCACCGAATCCGCTACGGCTCCAACAACTACGCGCAAAGTGCCCTCCGTCAATGGCTTAACTCCGACGCCGCCCTCGGCGCCGTTTGGACGCCTCAAACGATTTTCGACCGTCCTCCGTCTTGGCACACCGGAACGGACGCGGCATACGCCGGTTTTATGAACGGTCTCGAGGAAGAGTTCCTCGCGGTAGTTCAGCCCGCCGTTATTCCTTGCCGAACCAACTCTATTTTTGAGGTAAACAGCCTCGACGGAACCGAGTTCGCTATCAATCAAACCTACGAGCTCGAGGACAAATTTTTCCTCTTGTCTCGCCCGGAGATTTACGGCACTTGGGACAGTACGGCATATAAGGACGGCGAACTCTTGGAGTATTACGAGGGCTTAACGGACGCGGAACGAAAGAAATTCGATTCTTTCGGTTCCGCGCGTCACGTTTGGCTTCGCTCGCCGCGCCCCTCGCACGCCGGCAACGAGCGCTACGCGTACACCGACGGGACGTTGAGCGGCAACTACGCGAACCTTTCCTACGGAGCCGCCGCCGCTTGTATAATCGCATAATCGAAAATCCGCCTCGGTAGAGGCGGGAGAAAGGAAAAACCTATGAGCGTTAGAAAAGGCGACCGAGGCGAAGGAAAATTGCAAGTCCTCAACAAAGCCCGGGAGTTAAAGAAACACTCCCTCGGGCTCGTTCGCTCGGAAAAGAATTTCCCTAAATCTACCCGTTGGCTTTACGCCGCACCGATCGCCGAGGAGGTGCGCGAGGCTTGTATCTGTATTCGACACGCTAACTCCGTTTTTGTGGCGTGTGAGGACGATTACAGATACCGCCGTATGGAGCAAACAAAAGCTCACGCGCACCTCGACGCTCTTCTCGATTTGATAGACGACGCATACGACGCCGGGTATATAGACGGGCGACAAGTCGATTTTTGGACGGGCTTAATTCTGCAAACCGACGATTTATTGAAAGCGTGGATAAAATCGGATCGGGAGAAATACCAAAGTAAATAAAATAGAGGGCGGTTGCTATTTTTCCTCGGTTCCGCGCGTAACGTTTGGCTTCGCTCGCCGAACCCCTCGAACGCCAACAACGAGCGCAACGTGAACACCGACGGGACGTTGAACAACAACAACGCGAACAATTCCAACGGAGCCGCCGCCGATTGTGAGAATTGTCGGTATCAAGTAGTCGAAAGACCAAAGCAGAACACCTCACACAAGGAGCGACCGTCCTATCTCCAAAGGAGGGAATATTGCGGGCGACAAAGGTATCTCTCGAGATAGTCCTTTTATATGCACCCGCGGCAATTATGCCATACGAGAAAGTAATATCATTCGACGCGCTGTATAGAGGCTTGAAAAAGAGCTGTAAAAATATACGGTGGAAAGATAGCACCGTAGGTTATGAGGGCAACGCGCTCAAGAATACATATAGGCTCCGTCAAAGCCTTTTAGACGGAACCTATAAAATAGACCGTTACCAACATTTCACGATTTACGAGCCTAAAAAGCGCGAGATCGTAGCTACCCGAATCAAAGATCGTCAATTTCAAAGGGCGCTTTGCGATAACGGGTTATACGAAGAAATAACAAAATCCTTTATCGCCGATAATTGCGCTTGTTTGCGTGGTAGGGGCGTCGATTACGCCCTCGACCGTATTACAACGCACCTCCGGCGATACTATACGCATAACGGCGCCGAGGGGTGGGTGCTGAAATGCGACATACATCATTATTTCCCGAGCATACGGCACGACGTAGCAAAGGCGGCTATTTGTAAGCGAGTAAAAGACCGCGAAATCGCCGCCCGCGCTTGCGAAATTGTGGATAGCTTCGGAGAAATAGGAATCGGGCTCGGCTCTCAAGTATCGCAACTCGTGGCGCTCGCCGTTCTCGACGATCTCGATCACTATATAAAAGAGCGCCTCCGTGTAAAGCACTACGTTCGATATATGGACGATTTCGTACTCATACACCCGGACAAAGAGTTTTTGAAACGCTGTAAAATCGAGATAGAGCAATTTTTAACGGGTATCGGTTTAGAACTCAATAAAAAGACCTCGCTCTACCCCTTGCGGCAAGGCGTAAAAATGCTTCAATGGAAATTTGTTCTAACGGATTCCGGACGGATCCTCCGCAAAATGAGCAAGAAAAAGCAAGGGAGACAGCGCCGAAAGCTCAAAAAGCTTTACGCAAAAGAGCGGAGCGGAGATTACGCGCAAGGAACGGCGCGGGAATCTCTCGTTTCGTGGCTCGCGAACGCCGCTCGCGGCGACACCTATCACGAGCAAAGAAAAATGATAAAATTCTATAAAGATATGGAGGAAAGCTACAAATGAAAAACGACGATTATAAGCGCCTCGCGAGAGCCGAGGCTATGGCTAACTCGCAGAGAGCCGAGCTTATGGAAACACTCAAGCGCGGCTACGAGAAAGCTTGCGAGGAGAAGGACGAAGAGGGCGCCGCCGAGTTTGCCCGCAAAATCCGAAATAAGCTTCTCGAGGAGAGCGACAGCCGAATGATCTTTGACAGAATGAACCTCGACGTTCCGAAAGGAACGACTTTCACGGCTTGGCTCGGATTCTTTGAAGCTCTCGGAAAGGTGCTTCTCGGTGCGTGGGCTACATACCGAAAAGAGCTCCGAGACCTTCCCGAACAAGAGGGATTCCCGTTTAACGTGATTTTCCCGAAAAAACCGAGCGAGGAGGAGTAAACTTGTCTCTCTTGGAAATAATCGAGCGTCTTTGTGAAATCGCCCGCTTGCAAGCTGACATCATACAGAAACAAGCGATCGAAATCGAACAATCGAAGATTGCAACCGCCACGGACGACGAACTCCTCGAAATGAGGAGCCGCGCGGAACGCGAGCTCGCTACAATTTTCAAAGAGTGCGGTTAAAAAGAAATATGCTTGAGAAGATTTTAACGCCTCTTGTTTCTATCGTTTGCGGTTGGCTCGCTTCTTTTTTCACGATCGCAAAATCAAAAAATAAAAGACGCAAAGAGAGGGATCGAGCCGTCGAGGACGGTCTCGAAGCCCTCCTCCGCGCCGAAATCATACGGCAATACGAAAAATACAGCGAGAGGGGCTATTGCCCTATTTATGCAAAAGAAGCCCTCAAACGAGAATATAGCTCGTATCACGCGCTCGGAGGAAACGACGTCGCTACCGAGTTATACCACAAAATTTTAGAATTGCCGACCGAGCCCCCGCACGACCACAACAGCACAGAACATCACAAACACCACAACGAATAAAAAAGGAGATTTCAAAATGAAAGAATTTTTAATGAGTAATTGGGCGAGCCTCCTCGTGATTCTCGCCTTTGTAGCCGTTCTCGTTTACCTCGCCGTAAGAGGCAAAAAGGACATTGTAGCAAAGATCCTCTATGCCCTCGTTACCGAGGCGGAGAAAATCTACGGCTCCGGGACGGGCTCCGTAAAGTTCGCCTATGTTGTAGAAAAAGCCTATTCCTATTTGCCCGCGATCCTCAAGGTATTTATTACATACGAACGCCTCAAACAAATGATCGAGGACGCACTCGCCGCCGCTAAAATCAAGTGGGCGGAGGAGGCGGGGATCTCCGATTATTTGAAACAGCCCGAGGTTTTCGTCGGTGAACTCGTAAGCGTAGCCGACGCAACAGCGCCCGGCAATAACGAAAAGTAATATTT